ATTGTTTTCTTTTGGTTTCTTTGCCACATTCTACCATTTGAGAAGCCTGAATCTAGGAAATGAATTCCTGTGTTTTCTGTTAGCATCTTGTAGATTAGTTTTTGTTGTTTTGTTGGTTTCATTTGTTACCTCCTTTTTATTTTGTATTGTGTTCTATCTCTTTGTGTCGTACAAAGTTTGTTATAAGCTTGATCGATGGCGTGCCAATGAGAAACGGCACTGATGTTTAAAGTCAATGCCGTACCCATTGGTATATTCACCACCACGCGAAATATTTTATATGTTTCCATCACCCAACTATTCCAATAGATGCTAGAATTACGCATCCTATGATGAAGAATATTGCACCATACAGTGCTTCTCTTGCATCTTTGTCGTTTGGTAGTACTCGGTTTATTGTTTTCTTAATTGTTTTCATGTTCGGTTTATTTATTATTTAAAGGTTTCGTTGTAGTATTGTTCTGCTGTTTGGTATGTTGTTATTTTACCTCGTTCATCACCAAAATTAACGGCATTCATTATCTGCTCCTTCTCCATTGCTTTGGCTTTTTGGATTAATTCATCATTAAATTCCTTACCATTTCTTAGTTGTTGTACCAACCATTCTACTGCTGTTTGTTTCATGTTCGGTTTATTTGCGTACGAATGTACTGATGAATATTTCGTCTGTTGGTAGGTCGTATGAATAGTGAATTTCTACGAGATCTTTGTACATTCTAATTAGTTTACTCAGTGGTACAAATTGGTTTATTTGCACTGCACCTGATGGTTTAATGATGTACGTTTTGTTAGCTAGTAGGTTCGCATTAAGGCTGAACTTTTCGGTAAATTTTGACATTGTTGCCATGATGATATATTTAAAGTTAGTTCCCTCTATTGGATTCGAACCAATTGAATGAGTATTCAGTCAAGTAAACCTGTATTACTAGAGGGTACACGGAAGACGTCCGCACAATTTATTTGTTCATTGTGTAGCCGTGTATAAAGACTATAGCATAATTGCTATTTGGTACGTTTTGTCTAGATATGTCCGCGCTCGATTCCCATCGAAAGAACATAAAGAGACCGAATAACTACGAAAGTTATTCTACTTTTATAGAGGCAGTACAATCACCTCCCAAATTTTTTGCCGTAATTACTTATTGTGTTACTTATTTCTTCACTCATGTATCTACCTATCACGGAAGCCTAACCACAAAGCGAATAACTCGGTAACTTTTTTTTCATTACTCAATGTCTTTTATCAAGATGTCAAAGAAGAGATACAAAGAACGTAAAGAAGCTTTACTAGTGTTAATTGTATCGAATTCAATTACTGATATTCAAGGAAGTAATCAGTAAGAATAAAGCAATAATAAAGAACGTATTTTTAACCTTGCTTTAATACGCCGTATAAACGGCGTACCTATCAGCATTTAGAGGAGTTTAGACCTCGTTAAAATTTACTTTATCGGCGTCAACATTGGTTTTAAGTTGTTCATGTTGGTATTTACCGCGCGTAGTATGTTGAAAGGGACAAATTTACCGCTCTTCGTCTTGATAGACTTTAGATTTTCAATTGCTTTATAAAGCTTAGAATTTCTTTTGCTATCTTCTAGAATATTGAAAATATCAAGTAATCGAGATAAATCAAGTTCATTGAATTCTTTGTTCTTTTTTTGCGCCGTCAAAATAGACTCTTCGTTGTTTAATAAGATATCACGCGCATAACCTAATTTAAAACATTGCTCTTTAAGAATTGAATTACTACCGATTACTACGCGCTTGTAACTTGCGGTCTTAGGTTTGTCCGCTTTAATTAAGTTACCGCCGTTAATTACTTTAGTTGATGTTGTTTTTTGAGTTGATGCCTCCGCTGTTAAATTTTTCATAAGAATTAAAATTAAATTAAACATAAATTGATGTTGCAATATTAATAATAATTTTACTTGTGACAAAATTTTTTTTACTACCAATCTAGTCAAATAAGCTGAAAGCCTTATCAATACTAGAAAATCAAGGATAAAAGTTTTTTGAAATTAATTGAAATTTTATTGAAATTAAGGTAAAAAAACGTAATTAAATGAGGATTAAAAAGATAAAAATGTGTTCATAAATAACTAGTTTTTTCCTAGTTGTAAAGGGTGAAATAATTTACAAATCGTGGATATAAATCACTGAAATACAACAAGTTAGCCTATATGACATTAAGTAATTAGTGAAGTAACCAATTGCAAGTAAGTGAAGCAAAGATAGTTGACCTGGATGTGTGCGTGTGTGTGCGTATACGCGTTTTCCCGTGTACGTACGTGGGGGTGATCTGCTATGTATAGGTACTTAAAACATACATACCATTTTTGAAATTGACCTAGTACTTAAAATACACATACCATTTTTGAAAGTGGCCCAACATTAAAAGTACTGAGGGTTATTACTGATGCTAGTGTATCAATGGTTGGGGATATTATTTAAAGTGGCAGGGGTATTGTTTACTGATCCTGTCCTACTATACATAATAATAATTTCAATGGGATTTCAATTATTATCATTTATATTAGGTATCATTGATATTCTGAAATACTTTATAGCGATAAACTAATATAGGACGATTTTATAAAAAAGTAGATTGGTATTGGGTTTTAGTCTTGCTAAATGTGCAGTGATTTTGACGTTAGCAAAAAGTGAATACAAAGTGCCTATTTTGGGTAATTTTTTTATATATTTGTAAAATATTTTTTTAAGGTATGGGATTTAGTAGATCTGGTATTAATTTGGGGGTATGTGCTTATTGTAAGTGTGAGTTGGATGAATACAGCAGGACTATAGATCATTTGTATCCTAAGAGTAGGGGAGGGAAGTTGAGTAATAGTAACAAGGTTCCTTGTTGTGGGGATTGTAATAAGATGAAGGGGGATATGAGTGTTTGGGAGTTTAGTAAGGCATTGGGAGGTTTAATGTTTTATGAGCATACTAGGCATAAGGAGAGTTTGGCTAGGTTAAAGAAAATTAAGTTAAACGTAGATAGTATAATCAATGAAAGGAAGAGAGATCGATTGGAAGGACAGGGTTCTTCAGATAACTGATGGTGATAACCACCACATTCAGGAGTTAGCTGACAAGTTAGTAAGTAAGCCTAAGCTTAAAGTTGAAATCACGGAGTATGACATTCTGGGAGATAGAACTTGGTGTAGGGGTGTTGCTGTCAAGGTGAATGGTAATGATTTAGGTAAGGACTTATCGAATCCTATTACTATGGTGGAGGCTATACTTAAGCACCTAGGTTACGATGTGGAGATAAAAAATGAATACGATGTGTAGTAAAACTCCTATTGAAACTTTGATTGCCATGATTGAAGACCATATCTCAAAACATAAGAACCATGCAAATAAGTTTGATACTGGGGCCATGATTGCTAAAAATTTCGCGTATCAACTGCTAGAGTATGAGAAGAAGTATATGGAAAGAATAGTAAAGAAAAATAAATGAATAATATAGTATTTGATTTAATATTGTTGGAGGCAGATAGAGTTCTTGCCTATAAACAAAAAGACCTTGATTTATATTACAAAGATATAAATGGGGATATAGTTCCCCTTGCCGAGGCATACTCAGAGTCAGTGAATAATGTGATGCAGGATATCTTCAAGAGAAAGAAGATGAGGTATCATATTGCGTTTACCGAAACTATCGATGAGCTAGATAATATGAAACCCATATCTAATAAATTACTTAGGTTCTTTGTTAGGGAAATGAACTATGGAAATATTCTTAAGAATTATAGCATCAGGGATATCCAACAAGTTACAGGTATTAGCAATAGGTATATGCTGTCATCCATGAAGGAGCTGATACAAAAAGACTTCATTAGGTTTGAGGTAGATAGGAATAGAAGGACCTATATGGTTAACCCTATATACTTTTACAAAGGAAGCCTAAAGAAAATATTCTATAGTGTACAGAAATACAATGATATGCCTAAATATGAAGAATAAAAATATTGTATATATTTGTCAAAATAATTAGTATGAAAACAGATAAGTACTGGGCGTCAAACCCAAAGAAAAATGGTAGCTATGTTGACAAAGGTAGAGTAGAAGGTAATGCTCCTGCTATAGCATCACTTAAAGACGAAGCTCCAACTTCTAAACAACAGTTCAAACTGATGTACAAGAATACTAAGGATAAAAAATATTGTGATTAACCCTAAAACAAAGCAAAATGAAAAAAGTAGGAAAAGCCCTTAAGATGGCTATGGCGAAAGCCGAAATGATGAAAGGTGAAGAGAAAATGGAAAAAATGCCTAAAGGAAAGTCTCTTAAAGTTAAGCAGACTAAAAAAATGAAAAAGTATTAATGGCTTACCTAGACAAAAAGTCAGGCATTGATCCTAAGTTAATCAAGAAGGCTTATGCTAAAGCCCAAAAGGTTAAAAAACAAAAAGACAAAGAATCCAATTGTGGATGCAAACATTAAGGGCTATCAATTGAGGTAGCCCTCATTTTTATAGCTTATGGCAAAAGAAAAAATAAGAGGTATTAAAACTTCAGATTGGTATCCATCACATCCTGAGTTTCAATATCCAAAAGAATTTGTAAATTGGATTGATTCCATAAACAGCGGTTGGCAAAATAAAATAAAATACAAAGCCTTCGATCTCTATTGTGAACAGGCAAGGGAATGGTTAGAAGATGATACCATAATTACAGACCTAGAAACAGAAGAAGATCAGTGGCATTGGTTAGCTACCGAAATACAGAAGTGCAAAGATAATACGCTATACTTCTGTAATAAGTACGGATGGATAAAGGAAGATAAGGCCGATAACGGTATGCTTAGATACCAAGCATGGGATGCACAACGTGTACTCCTGTTCCTATACGACTGCGGATACTCCATGATGATCGGTAAAGCACGACAAATTGGTTTTACCACTACCATGTGTCTAGCAGGAATGAAGCGTGTAAACTTCAATAAGTCATACTTCATTAAATTCGTTACCCACTCAAAAGATAAAGGGGTGGAAATATTCAGGGATAAGGTGAAGTGGACATACACAAAAATACCGCACTTCATGGCCCAGGAAGTAAAGAACTGGACCGATCAAGTTATGTCCTTTGATAAAAAAGGAGAAAGAAAAGGTAGAGATGAAGGGGGTGCTTCACGATTCCAGGTAGATAGTCCACAGGTAGATGCTATCAATGGTGGATCACCATCGGCAGTATTTATCGATGAGATTGGTCTATTCGAAATATTCGGAGAGATGATGCGTGAAGGTAGACCTGCATTATTTAAGTATAACCCACAAACCAAGAAGATGACCATGCAACAGCAGTTTATCGCTTGGGGAACAGGTGGGGAAATGGACAAAGGAGGCTCTGTATTTGAGGCAGAATTTAAAATGTGCCTCCAACAATGGAAAGAAAATAATTTTGAATATGGAATCATACCACTATTTTTCAACGCATACGCAAGAAGAGGTGTCACTGACGAGCACATCAACAACGAAAGAAAAGCATACCTTGCACTTGAAGGAACCAAAAAAGGAGAAATCGCAAAAGTACAGTTTCATCAGCACTATCCCATCACCATTGATGATATGTTTCTTCGAAAAGCTAGGACCCTCGTGCCAATACACCTCTGTAACCAACGACTTTCCGAAATATACGGAAAAGATACCCCAATAGAATATGGATTCTTTGATCCTATCATGGATATGTCACAACCTACTCCTGATTTAATTACCGAATACAGAATAACAGGTGCAAGATGGGTGAGAACTAGCGGAAGAGAAGATATATCTACCACAGCAATGATTGTTCACCATCCACCTGAAACAGAATGTTGGAAAAATAGATGGTATCAAGGTACTGACCCCATCAACTCAGAGACAGGGCACTCCATGATGTGTAGCGTAATATGGGATTCCCTTACAAATAGCATATCCTCTGTAGTATTCCATAGGGATAAGAAGTTTAAATACACATACCTACAGGTATTGCTTCAAAGCTTATACTATGATCAGCAAAAAAGAGGAGGGGTAAAGGAACTCGTGGAGAATAACATCGGAGATATGCACGTTGACTTCCAAGAAATACACGGATTTAAAAGCAAATTCACCGCTAATGCCCAATTGCCTGAATATTTTCAAACACATGGAGGTAAATGGTTTGGAGTTTCCAATAAAGCTAATACGGCCCCAAGGATTATAGCGAAAACAGAAGAAATGCTAGACTCTTACGGACATTCAATAGACGTTCCATGGCTATGGGAGCAGTTAAAAACATTCGTAGAGAAAGATTTGAAGACAGCTACTAGCCATAGACAAACTAGATATCAAGCAGCAGATACCAGGTACGATTATGATGATACCATATTCGCAGCTACCTTTGCCTACATAAACGCACAGGCGCACGCTAGATACGAGCCTACAAATATCAAGGAGGAAGACAAAAATACCCATGTAGTTACAAGGTATGTCCAATCCAAGGAGACAAACTTCAGAATGAAACTAGCAAAAGTTGATGTGAGAACAGGAAGGGTTCTAAAAGTTCTTAATTAAATATCAAGTTTTAACTGAGATACAATAACTAGGGTTTTATCAAATCCTAGTTTTTTGTTTTCCCATATAACGCCATGTCGATTGTTTACGGCTTCCTTGTATTCATCCAATATGGATTTAAAATATTTCTTTTCTTTAGGACTCATAAGTTTGCATGACATCCTATGATAATTAGGATCAGACTCAAATGTGCCTTTATTTAAGTTTACCCAATAGAGAAAATACTCAGGAATTCTCCTGTCATAATCAAACTTAGTAGACACATAGGATTTGGCGATGAAGTGTTGTGTTCCATTTTCAAGAACCTGCTTTAATTTATTGCTAGAGTACGATGACTTAGTACTCATGCCGCCAAGTTGGACCAAATTAAATCCACCTCTTCCTTGAAATCAAATGTTTTTATCACTCTAGGAAACATCTCCGCTTCGTTTATCCAACAAATATATGAATCTCCAAGAACAATATTCGTGTTCTCTTGTATAATTTTTTTGTACAAGGCTAATTGTAAGGAGTAAGTATTCATCTCACACTCATCTAAATGACTCAAACCATTTATCATTTTATTCCCAAATTCACTAGAGTATCTCATCTTCTTATTTGTCTTCCAATCCCAAATCTGATACTCTTCAGCTTTAACATTGTAGAATATCTGATCCACCATACCGCAAACTCTCTTATTTAAATCCCCAATAATAAACTCAGAACGAACAGGTATTAACTTATTCTTAGATTGATTTATAAATTGATTACATATAGAAACTAAAGAACTAGGTAAGTTATCCTCTGATTCAGAATACAATTTACCATTCCAAAATAACTCCATATACTTATGGACATGAGAACCAACATTAGAAGCTCTATCTCTTTCTATATCCCACATCTCTATGACATCATCAACAGGAATGCCGTGCTTCTTTCCATAAAAGAAAGCTATCTTATCCTTCTCAAAGTCTTTTTTATAGCTTCCAATAATAGTTGTAACAGACTTACAATCTAAACCATTGTAATTATACGTGTGAGGTAACTCATTGAATATTATGTTGTTAAACTTGTTTAATTCAAGTATTAGTTGAGGGCTCATAATGCATCTACATACGTTTCCTCTGGAAACAACTCTTCTAATACTTCTTCTGTCCACGCCTCAGAGTCTGTCTGATCGTATGGTCGGAATCTATTAGAGAAAAAGAATTGATAAGGGGAGTCTTCACCCATATTTACTTCTGCTAGTCTAAACCCAGCAGCCATTCTTTGATTTATTAAAAACTTAACTTCTACTACGGTATAAACAGAGTCTTTCTGTATCCACTCACCAACATAGTTGGTTGGTCTTCCTTTGTCGTTTATGCAAACAACTTTAAATGATTCCATAGTTAAAAAATAAAAAGAGCCCTCGTAGCAATTAGAAAGGATGAGGGCTCAATATCGTTACCATAAAAAAAACATTGTCTGAAGTCTAATTGCTGATACAAATATAAAACATTTTCATTTAAAAAATACATTTTAAAAAAAATATTACATTTGCGTTGTGTTTTAGCACAGTGTTTAATTATTAACCAACACAGAACTTAGTTCAGTGTACAAAACAAAAAAAAATGGCAATTACTTTTAAATTACCTAAAATTGACAACGATTCAGCATTATTGTTGAATACACCTGTCGCTGCTACTGATGTAGTATTAGCAAACGGAGTTCTTTCCGTTAAAGATGAATCAGGAGCTACTGCTCTTGTTATCAAGGCTACAGATTTGTTGAATTTTGACTACAATGCTTATGCTGCTGGTACAGCTAACGTAGTAGACGTAGATTTAACTGCTGTAACAATCGTAAACAACGGAGTTTATTCATTGACAATTTCTGCTCCTTACGCAGTTAACTTCTTTGGAGGTGGTCAAGAGACTAACGCTGGATACCAAGCAAGAACTTATACAGTTTCTTTAGATGCTACTGCTACAGTTGCTGAATTACAAGCTGCTTTTGTTGCTCGTATCAATGCTGATGTTAATGCTTACTTCTCTGCTACAGCTCAAGCTGGAGATGTAGTTCGTATTGCTGCTGATGCTGCTGGATTTGGTCCATTGAATGTAGTTGCTCCTGCTGGATCAGTTATTTCTGATAACGTAGCATGGGTTGCTCCTGTAGGAACTTCTGATGAAGTTCTTCAGTATATCCCAGATGCTGCTTTAGTATCAGGCACTTACAACAGATACATCATCACTTACAGAAAGTTGATTCGTCACAATATCGTAAATGGTCTTCAAGTTGTTAAGCCAGTTCAAGCTTTGGTTTATCTTAAATCAACTGATGCTGGTACAGCTGCAACTGTTACTAAGTTGACTTCTATCCTTGATGGTTCTTACGCTACTGTAGCTGACTACTTAGGATGTCCTGCTGTCTAATCAAAATTTGATTATCTTTGTAGGGTAGGTATAAAATTGCCTACCCTATTTTTTTATATTTTTATGGCAGAAAAAGAAGTAGAAGTAATAATCTTTGGCCTAGAGACAGATAAAGACGTTAAATTAGAGTATCCTGATTTAGCTGAATTAGAAGAGTTCAAAGATTTAAACTCAAAGCAAATAAGACTCTGCTGGTTGATTGGAAACAGAACAAGTCCAATTTACAGACTGAGCAATAAAAAGGAAAGAGTACAAAAAGCTCTTGAACTTACATACGGAAAAGACTTCCATGTGAGGAAAGACCTTGAAGAAATGTCAAATGGTAATATACCTGAAGATATTATTAAAGGCATTAGGAGGATGGAGAGCTTTAATCCTGAATACAGGCTTAGAGCTAAGTTGATGAGTCAATATATGTTTGAAGTTCTTAATGATATGATTGTTGTGGACAGTAATTCATTAAAGACTATGGACATAGATGATAAGAAGAAATATACCGATTTGGTTGTGAAGGTTTATGATGAGCTTCCAAAGATGGTAAAAATCCTAGAATCTTCATATGGTGCTAAGACCGTGGAGAGAAAGACTAGGAAAGAAGTAATGGTAGGAATTAACGACATATTGAAGTGATATGAGTTTCATGTTTAGCAATGGTAATATTCGCCCTAACAAATTAGAAGGGAAGAAAGATAAAGATTACCACAAGAGATATGCGAAATACTGTTTATCAGTAATGAGCAATTACATCTACAGAAGATACATCAATAAGTGCTTAATAAATTGGTCATTCTTTAAAGGTCAGGATGGTCAATGGATATTTGATGAAGATATTGAAGCATTCTTCCTTGATGAGTCTGGAGACGTAAGAAACAGGCTGAAGTGGACAAAGAACGTAATCAAGCCAATGGTACAGCAGTATGTTGGTAATGCTATTCGTTTAGCTTACAATGCGAAAGCTAATTGCGTATCTGACTTTGTTATAAACAAAAGAGAAGAGGATTTAAGAAAGTTAAAAACAATTCATAAGATGGCAGAGAGTATGCCATTCTTTAAAGACATTCTAAAAGAATACAATCCACTAGAAGACACTGAATTTGAAACTGAGGAGTTATTCTTAAATACTTTTGTTGATAACTATGAAACTGATATAAACAATTTGTTGGAGTACGTTACCAATGAAATAAACATGGATGAGTTAAAGGTTCAAATAACAAGAAACCTTGCAATCTGTGGTATTGGAATCTACAAAGGGTATGAAGCAGGAGAGAACTATGTAGCAGAATCTACCAATCCATTATTCTTCATGTGGGATATGTCTGCTAAAAAGCCTGACTTAACGGATGCTGAATTTATGGGTGAATGGTACTATATGGATTCTCCTTCTATATTTGAAAGATTTC